GCCATAACATCTTTATTTATAATTATTTATTCCGTTGTCCATGAATATTTCAAAGGTTTCCGCATCTTCCGCCAATGCTCTTTCCGCTTCTTTCATATCCTCCATCTCTTCCCAAGGGAATGTTATCAGATCTCTAGCACCATTCTTTAACTTACTTGCGTCAATATGTGGAAGGATTTTATAGTAGGTCCATAGCCTATCACTCTCCATCTGCTCCTTTTTTCTCCGTTCGTAGGCATCTATGTATATTGGAAGATCACATAGTTCCATTTCTTCCAGAGCATAATGCGCATCAAGTCCAGCCATGATAAGTGTCGCAACCAATTCACCAATCATCCCAGGTGTGACGTCGTGATTTGCTATGTCATCCTCTTTTTGCTTTTTTTGAAATTGAGCGAGAATTGCTGTTTCTCGCTCCAAAGCCATAACCATTTCACGAGTTATCTTTTCGTTTGATAGGGTGTGCCGGAATACTTCAAACGTATACATCTTGCCTTCATTGTTGCATACTGTAGTTGTGTAAAGTAATGCATCTACATCATCCTTATCGGCATAATCCATTAAGGAGAATGATTTTCCCCGAAGCTGTTCCCATCTGATTATTGATTGAATATTCAGTTTTACTTTCGGATCAAAACGAAATCTTTTCCTCGGTGCAGGGCTATTTACCACTGTTGGAGGACCCGGGCGGCAGCATTTACTATCAATAATTGCAACTACTGTAACTAGGGTAAATACGATTATTATGATTGTGATGAATAAACTCATAGTTGTTCTAATTAAAAAAGGCGGCCATCATCTGACCGCCTTCACGTTTATTACTTTTTATGCTTATTCCCCTGCAGGAACGGCTTCAACCTTTTGCAAGGCACCAACACCTTTAAAAGATGCGGAACACGTTGCAATTTGCCCATTATCACTCTTTAAAGACAAAGAGGTAAGCATAATCTCACCTTTATAATTCGGTTTGGTAGTATCAATTGCGAAGCTGCCACCAACGTTAGTTTTATCGGTGATAGTTGACTCACCGACTACGAACTGGAATGTTTCACCAGTATCTACATGTTTCAGTAGTTCGTCATAACTGGTTGCTCCTTGTAACCGGGTAAGCAATGATTCGCTACTGATGGTGAAACTCTTTTTTCCAGGTAACGACGCCGCCCAATCGCCGCACATTTTATTGGAGATATCAATTTCTTCAACTGACACTTCCAAAGAACAACTGGACGCGAACGCTACCGGATTTTCACCAAGGAAAAGAAATAACTGACCTCTTACGATGTCTTTACTTGAGTCATGTTTAACTGCTGCCATACTATTTAAAATTTTAGTTTTACGTTTCATTTTTATTCTACTGAAAATTGAAGCACTTGAAAGTATTTCCCCTCTGAATAATCTTCCGTGGAATCTTCCAGGTGTATTGTCATATCCGGATTAGAGAAGTCACCTTCTAAAGCCTCATATATAAGAGAAGCTAGTTCTAAGCTACGATCATAATCATCACTAACAGCATTTACAAATACAGTGGGAATTTGTCGGGCAACGCCCATTTTAGTATATTCTTGTTTGTAACCGTCACGCTGATAAATGATGAAATCACCTTCTGTTTTCAATGGAGCAACGATAGGAAATATTTTCTTTCCTATCAGAGAGGTGATCTCTTCTGAATCAAGTAAAATACTTCTAATTTCGATTGTAATCGCCAGTTTATTCATTAGCTCCTGTTATTTATTCGTTGAACGGCCCTTTGGACGCCTTGATAGAGTGCACTCATAGCCCTACCCTCTTCACTTACTTTTGTATCTGACCAAAAACGATTAGCCGGCATAATACCTCGATTCGCCCCACTCTTTGTTCTTCTAACTTTTGTTCCGGAGTCCACCAAGTGAGAATGATTACCACCTGGACGATCAAAACCCGCAAGTGCTCCAAGTTTATTTCGTTTGACCCGGTTTGTAAATGAGTTCATCAAGTGGTTAGTTTGTTTACCATGCCGAAGAAGACGGGACCGAAGATTAGCCCTACCTTTAACTCTGAAAACATTGACAGCAGATCGAAGCCCACTTTTTATGGCCTTGTCCTTTTCGAAGTCCTCCAAATTATCTACGAGGTACTGAATGTTTTCCCGGTCTATTTGTTTAATCTCGATCATGTATCAATTTTTTCAAGAGTTAATAGCAGGCTATTATCGTTCATCTGAGGATTAACCATTTTGAGATTATATTCGTTACCGTTGTAGGCAACATGAAGATTCTCTTTGATGATTGGATAATTGCGCACCTGAAAAACTAGTGTATGCCCGATAAATTGCTCCATTGCGTTAACTCCATCTCTATCTGCTATGAGAGACATTTTCTTTCTACATGCCCGACATTGGAATACTTCTTTATACTCCTTCTTTACTGCACCCGTAGGGCTTTGTGTCTCAACTGGAGATTTGAATACAAGTGTTTCACGTAATAATCCTGCTCTCATTTTGAATAGTCTCTATAAAGATCAACTAAGTATTTCGCTCCATGGGGAATTTCCTTTAGAGTGGCATAAGCGGTATTTTCCCGATTTGCATAATAGGCACCAAGACACAGCAACATCGCCTGAACCAGTGGCGTAGGAATATTCTTACTGCCATCAATGGTAGCAAGTTCTTCCACGGATACGCAAAGTTCCTTCGCTGTTTTCTCCTCGACTACTTTAATAAGAGCCTCTATATACGAATCTTCATCCGTATATGAGGGCTCTACATTCAAGTGCCTTTTCGCCATATCTAAGGTCACGTATGCCATATTACTTCATTGATGCAATAGTGAATGATTCAGGACGAATCATACCCATATTCCAGTAAGAGTTAACCACCAAACGAACCATACCCTTAGTTGCTTGCGTGTACGGATCTACAGTCAAGTCAATAGCCCCCCACTGTCCAAGGAAGTAATCTGCCCAATTACCAAATACAATACCGAATTCATCTTTTGCTTCTTGTAATCCCTTCGGAATATTGTTTGTGCGTAAAGCACGATAGCCATTCAACATACCAATACCATCGTTACCAAAGATGAACCCACCGGCACCGGAGGCATCTTTTACTTTGGTTTTCGCTTTTCCCACTAATGAAGGATGCATGATATACCCTAAATTTCCAAACAATGCGTTGTTAAGGTCGGCATTGGTTTCCAATTCTACAATTTTAGCCCAATCCATGGCACCGTTAACACTTCCGAGAGTTTGGAACATTCCGTCAGGTACGTTATCTTCATGTGCAGCATTGCTCAATGCTGTTTTCTCCACCTTCTGTGCGATAGCGACAGCTAACAATTGGCGGATTAGACCTTCCACAGAACGATTCTCTTGGATCAGTAATTGCTTGGAGATGTCTACATAAGCTGTCAAACGATTCGGGCTGTAAAGTTTACCTTTAGAAAATTCTCCCTTACCGTCTTTTGCTTCGTCATTTTCTCCTTCCCAGAAAACTTGTGCGGCACTGTGCTTTGGCCAGTAGATATTTCCGACTAATCCGGTCATCATACGTACTCCAGCTTGGGACAATACGAGATTAGCCTCTAAAGGCAACAACAATTCCTGTTGTTCTTCGTCAATCACGACACCTGTAGTAGCTTCTATCCCTGCAGTGTAAGCCGCACGTTTCTGATATGTC